TTCCAACCTAATCCCTTTGCGCGAGAAATTTTACTATTAACATTGATAGTTCCGCTCTCTGCATCGGGCCCACTGGGGGGTTTGGATACAGTTCCACAGAACTTCGAAGAGGCAACCAGCTCACTCAAGGAGTTAGTCGGGTTGTCTCTTTGCAGATTCATTGGTCATGACGGGAAGGTCTACTTACTAAGAGACTACTACCGGAAATTTACCAAGAAACTGGTAAGAGCATTCCATTTACGTTATGGACCCTCGAGAGACAGCCATTCAACATCAATGATATTGGAAGGAGTCTGTACCAGGAGAGATGATAAAGTTGTCCTTGGGCTCAGAGCCATCGCAATTGCAATTAAGCTTGCGACCGGATCGGAGAACACGGCAAGAGAGATCGTATCTCTAATGTTCAGTAAAATGTACCGAGCAGAAGAGTCAGTCGATACAGTGTTTTCTTCATGGAAGAAAGCATGTAACGTGATCGTCAATCAGTTGACCGAAAATAGTGTAGAAGGTGCAGACAAGGTCTTCAAATTCGGCACTATCTCTGAGATCGGCGAAATCCTTAATAAGGAGATCGGCCGTCAAAGGGAAATCGGAGAAATGGAGGAGATGGACAAATTCTGGATAATCTCAATTCTGAGCCAAACCAGGATTCTTCCGCCTCCGGGAAAACAAGCAACCATCGATAAGACCATTGAGTATCTCACTGGCCTATCGAACATTCCTCCAGATATAAATGATCTGAACGAAGACGATCGATGGATACCTAGGTCGGCCTATGACGCTGGTAAGATGGACGGGGTCCATTACTGGTCAAAGAAGCACTACCTAGGTGCAATGAACATGGGAAAGATAGTGGGAAGAGATATCGCAGTGCGACTCCAAACCCTCTCTGCAGAACAGGGAGTACCTTTTAAGGCCTACTGTGAACAGAGAAAATCTTACCATGACTCACTAACGAGTTCGTCTTGCTGGGAGCATTCCCGCGAACAAGGCGGCAAATTTGCTACCTTCTTCACCGAAGACGGGGATTTCAGGAAATTCCTTGAAACTCCAGTCTGCGAGCTTTACGAACATGATGGAGAACTATTCCGTGACACTTGGGAGAACACAATCTGTTCTGCCGAAGACGGTCACCACGAGTTCTGGCGTATAGCCTAC